TACATTTCGGAAACATCTACAGTAGAGCAATGCCCCCGTCAATGCTGAATTGTATTTTTATCTTCGAATCACAGTTTGTTAGGTCAACCGCTAGGCGGACGATACTGGCAGCGAACTGTCCCTGTTGATACCGAACAGGGTGACCAGTGCTTCGAGCCCGTGCGCCAGATTACGCAGGTCCGCGTCTCCCCAGCCTGCGGCATCCACCTCGTAGCAGACCACCGCGTGGACAAGCATGCTCGGTCGCCGACCGGTCGCGGCGATGGCATCGTGGTCAGCAGTCCGCAGCATCAGGATGGCCGCCGCTGCCCGCTTGCGGATCTTCTCGACGTAGTCCGGATCGTACTCCGTGAGACTGCGGCCGAAGATCCCTTCATCGAGGAGCAAGCCGGTAGCGGAATGCGGGTGGATCGGCGGCAGTCCCATGACCGCCCGGTTGCGAGCCATGAGGTCACCATAGAGCTCCGCAGCTGCCAATTGCTCAGCCGTGATCTTGCCAGCGAATGCCAACCGCCCGATCGCCGAGCCCAGACGCTCGTCCTTCGCCTGCCTTGCGGTGACGCCATACTGACGTTGCCGGGCATCCAGGACGGTTGCTGTGACCTCCCGCATGGTCTCGGCTTTGCCCGGCTGGACCAGCTTGCCGCAGGGGTGGCGGCGGCCCGCCTTGCGCTTACGACCGCGAGCCACGGATTATCTCCGGGATGAGCGCTGCATAGCCGATTACGTCGATGGGGCCGTCAGCATAGTTGGGGTCGTGAGCGATCCGCGCCAGCTTCAGGTCGATCATGCACAGCGCGACCTGCTGGGCGGTGACAGGCGTGCCAAGGGTGATCGACCAGCGCCGGGCGATCGCCTCCATCTGGGTCTTGGGATCGCCATAGGCAGCGCCGCGATCTTCGAGCACCTGCGCCACGCGTTTCAGAAAACCAGCCGCGCTCACCGGACACCTCCACGGGTCTCGATGGCCCAGAGCAAGATCGCGATCGCGTCAGCCTCGTTGTCGTCGGCAGGCGCAAAGCCCTTGGCTTGGACGGCTGCGATGACAGCCGCCTTGTCGGCATTGCCCTTGCCGGTGATAAACCGCTTGATCGTGCCGACGGGCACGCCCTGATAGGCAACCAGCATTTCCTCGCACCAGGCGGTCAGCATACCCAGCAGGCCGCCGTAGACATGGGCCGCGTCGGTCCCGGCGTGGCGACGGACCTCCTCGAAGTAGATCGCTTCGATTGGCCCCGCATCGAGATCAAGCTGCTCGAGCCAGCGCCGGAAGCGCAGGTAGCGCATGCCGCCGCCGTCGTAGCGGGTGTGCTTCAGCGACACAGTCCCGGTGCTGATGTGGCCATCGGACGACTGGAGCGCCCAGCCGGCGCTGGTGCCAAGGTCGAGGGCAAGGATGGCTCCGCGGCGGATCGTTCCGCCGACGTTGGCTTGAGCCGGATTGGGGCAGGCAACGGCCTGCATTTCAGGCAGGGTCATGACGACCTCCTCTTCGTGTGGGGCGGTCGGGGCGAGGACTGGGCCGGTGAAGGCTGGCAGCTCGCCCGGACCCGAAGCGGGTCTGGTCAGGTCGTCATCCGGGCGGACATTGCCGCCGGAAATCTTCATGGGGTTTCAGCTGGGCCGATTGAAACATCGGAGCATCCAACCCCTTGAGTAGGCGATGGAATATATAATATTTCAATTATTATTATTTTATGGGGGTACTCCTCTCCATCTTTAAAACGCGCGCGTGCACGAGGGGATATATAAGGCACCCCTTGAAAGATTGAACTTTCTCCGAAACCCGATTTTTTTACATAAATCCATGCACTTGGATGCCATAAAGCTGCTTTTGACGGATATTGGGCCATTGAAGGACCATCCAAAGGGGGGATGCATCACGATGGCCCTTGGAGGTGTGTGGCGACCTTTTTGCCACTCGCGTCCCGCCAATTACCCGACCAGCGAGCCAGCCTGTAGACCATGGCCTGCCTGGTGGCCGAACTGCGCATCCCCGTCGTCACGTCACCGCTCTCGATCAAGGTCTGGATGATATCGTCGCGGTCCCGCGATTTGAGCCACTGGGAGCCACGGGTCAGTTCAGACTTGGTGATGCCCTTGGCGCCGGCTGCCCGGATCAGTTCACGCAGACGTTTCAGGTGAGCCTCGGTCTCGGTATCTGCGACATGGCGGTCCACCGCCTCCATTGCCCGCTGAGCGTAATGACGCACGAAAGCGATGGCCCAGTCTGCGTCATCAATCGCGATGACGGGAGCCACCGGATCTTTGCCCACCGCCACGATCAGTGCCAGTTTCATCGCGATTTCGCCAATGCGCGCAAGAATAGCCGTAAACGAAGTGCCCGCCGCCGCCCGCAATTCGTCGGTCAACTCCCCGCTCAGCGACTTGAAACGAGCACGCGCCGCATCGGTCATCGGCACCGTGGTCAGCACCACAGCGGTCTGAGGCCCCGAGGTCGTGCCGGCGAGATTGCCGCGCTGCTGTCCCGGACCAGACGCCAGCAGTTGCAAGCCCGCGATCAGGTCCGGTGGCGGAGTACGAAGCCCGACAGCGACGTTTTCGTCGGGGTAGTCCTCGTCACTGGGCAGGATCAGGAAGCGGGCGAGCGAGCCGTCCACCACATTGGCCCCTTGCAGCGCGCCCCAGAAGTGCATGGGGGTCGTGGTGCCGTAAACGCAGAGGCAAGGCTGGACGATGTCGCGCCGCTCATTGGTGCCGTCGCGATTGGCATATTCCGCACCCAGGAAGATCCCACCTGCCGAGGTGTAAAGCTCGGTCATGTTGTCGAGGATCTCGGTGATATGGCGCGGGCTGCGTTTGCGGTCTGCGGCTGCCGAAAGGAACATGCCGAACTCGTCGATCTGGAACAGGATCGCAGGCTGGCGATGCAGCGCAGTCAGTAGCCCGGCGCCCGACGCGATCTTATTGCCGCCCAGATGATTGGCGAGCCCGGCCTCGAAAAGCACCTCGTTGATGATTTCGCGAGAGTGGTTCTTGCCAGAGCCACTGTCCGCAATGCCCACCACATAGAGGTTCGACCGCAGGTTGCTTTCGGTACGGTAGAGCCGCCCCATCAGAGCGCCAATCGCGCAAAGGCTGGCGCCAAGCGATAGCAGCGGCTGAGGCCGGCGAGCGGTCGATAGCATGTAATCAGTCAGCTTGCCGACCAGTCCGCCCGGGATCGTCAGCGCAAATTTGGGCGGCGGCGCATCCTCAGTTGCTGGGGCCGTGGTATCGAGCCGGGCCAGCAGGCCAGATGCCGGGTGATTTTCATCCCCGGGCTGGCTGCCGTCGAGGACCAGGCCTGGATCCGGCTTCCAGCCCCGTTCCATGGCAAGGTGGTAGATCGAGCCAGCACCAATGCGGTCCGGGCGGAAACTGCCCCATGCCTTTTCGGTCGTAGCGGCGACGTTTTTCACAGCCTGATCAGACCAGGCCGTGAACAGGTCCTTCCCGTCCTCGCCAAGCGCGCCCTTGATCGCCATGCCAATCCGCACCCAGCTGTCGTAGTCGAGATCGCTGTTGGGCAGATACTGCAGCGCGGCGCGAATAGCGTCATGCGTCCCGGCTTGGGCATGCGCCGGAACCGCCGGTGCTCTGGCAGAGACCGAGGTCAGACTGGATGGCCGCAGTTCGGGCGGGACCAGGGCCAGCGCTTCTTCCATGAAGGCGGCGGCCATATCCGCGTCGATGACCGGCAGGCTATCGAGATCGAGTTCGGACAAGCCTTCCTCGGGCCAGGCGTAGGGCTGTCCGGTATCGGGATGATCAGCGTAAGCCACGAACTGCTGGCCAAGGCACAGCACCTCGAGCGGGGCCCGGCGAATGCCGCGAAACGGCGCACTTGTTCGGTAGACCAGCAGGCGTTTCGGCGCCCGGCCAATCCGCAGCGCCGGGGTGTCGCCCAGCCTGGTGCGGGCGAGCTGCTCAATCCGGAGCGCAAGGTCCGGGTCTGTCAGGATATCGATGTCGACGGCAGCCACGCCGCCGCCGACAATGCCAATGCCGCAGTCCGGCCATGCAGACCATGTGGAAACCTCGACCTCGGTCGTAGACCGCTCAGCATGACGGTTCCATTCGGGATAGTCGACCCATGCGCCGCGTTGATACCGGCCCGGCTTCTTGCCGCCGGGCGCGATGGGCAGGATAGTATAGCCGTTGGCGAGAAGGCGCGAACCATGGCGCGCCATGAAGGACGTGTTCATCAGAAGGGGCACTCCGACAGGTCGGCGGCAAGCTCGCGAAGGTGGTCGCAGTAACCGGTGATAAGATGCTCGACGAAGGCGGACCACTCGGCGTCAGTCAGTGCCACAAGGTCGGTCTTGCCGATCTTTTCGAGATAGCGGCCACCGGCCTGGCCGCCTTTGACCATGGCGGCCTGTTCATTGCGGCTGGTGTTGATCATGCCCTGCCTCCGGTGACAGAGTTCCTGGCAGACACGGCTGCAAAGATACTTGCGGCTTTCGTCCCGGCGGGGATCGGAGACCCGGTAGTGCGGGACGAACCAGCCGAAGCCGCGGGGTTCGCGATGGCAGACCGAGCAGAGCCCGGGGTTGGCGTATGGCATGTGTCGAACCTTGCCTTGGTGATTTCGGTGTAGTTGCCCGACGGGCGCACAGCGATGTGACTGGGGCGGCGCAGACGGTGGACCAGCTGGAGAGCCGCATAGACCGAGCGCGGCACAGGAATGCCCGGCGCCCGTTCACGCCACCATGCCTCGGCCTTGGTGCGGGGGTAGCCAGTGTGCTCGAGACAGATCCACTCGTGGTGCCAGCCAAGGCCGCACTGATAGGTGACCTTGAGCGAAGGGCGGCCACCCGGCTTTTCATGACGCTGGTAGGAGATGTTGGAGACCTGGAGCCATTGCGGCCCCTTGGGCTTACCGGACGAAAGCACGGCAAGTGTCGACGCGGTGGGCGCCAGCTTCACCTGGCGGGCCGGGAAGAGATAGCCACAATCCGGACATTCCAGCGCCGCAGCGGCGACGATGCTGTCGCAATCCGGACAGAGCTTGACCGGCGCGTCACCGTCGCCCGAGCCCGGCCGCTTCGGCTTCACGAGGTCGATCGGGCCGTGACGTTTCACGTTGCCGGCGAAGTCCAGGACGAGGCAGTTGTCCTTGCCTTGCGCCAGCCGTGTGCCGCGCCCAGCCATCTGGACGTACAGTCCGGCCGACTTGGTCGGGCGCAGCATGGCGATGAGGTCCACGGCCGGGGCGTTGAAGCCGGTCGTCAACACCCCCATCGATGCCAGCGCGCGGATCTTGCCGGCCTTGAAATCGGCGATGATGCGGTCGCGCTCGTCCTTGGGGGTATCGCCGAAGATCGTGGCGCAACTGATCCCGCACCGGCGGAATTCTTCGGCAACGTGGGTCGCGTGACTGACGCCCGAGCAGAAGGCCAGCCACGACTTCCGGTCCTTTCCGTAGGCGATGATCTCACCGACGGCGGCCTTGGTGATTGCGTCCTGGTCGACGGCCTTTTCGAGATCGCGGGCGATGAACTCACCGCCGCGCGTGCCGACGCCGGTCACATCAAGTTTGGTCTTCGGCTGCTTGGACATCAGCGGACTGAGATAGCCCGCCATGATGAGGTCGCGGACCGACACCTCGTAGGCGATGTCGGTGAACAGCGCGTTCTCCCCTTCGTGGAGCATCCCGGAATCAAGACGGTACGGCGTGGCTGTCAGCCCGATCACCTTCAGCTTCGGGTTGATCGCCGTCATGGCGTCCAAAAAGCGGCGGTACATCGTGCTCGCCTTGCCCGGGATCAGATGGGCTTCGTCGATCAGGATGAGATCGCAGTGGCCAATTTCGGCCGCGCGGCGGTGGATCGACTGGATCCCGGCGAACAAAATGCGCGCCTTGGCATCGCGGCGGCCAAGCCCGGCAGAATAGATGCCGGCGGGTGCGTCCGGCCAGAGGCCCAGCATCTCGGCATGGTTCTGGGCGATGAGTTCACGAACGTGGGTCACGACCAGAATGCGCTGGTCAGGCCAGGCCTTGAGAACCCCGTCGATGAACGAGGCCATGACCAAACTTTTGCCGCCAGCGGTCGGGATGACGACCAAGGGGTTGCCGTTCTTGTCTTCGAAGTAGCTGTAGATCGCGGCGATCGCAGACTGTTGATAGGGACGGAGCCTAAGCATTTGCGGCCTCCTTCTGGCGCGCGTCGTTCAGCCAGTCGGAGCCGTCGGCCATGCGGTAGGCGACGAAATCCTCGCCGGCGTCGGTGACGGTTCCGGGGACGAGATCAGGGATGAAGAGATGGCGGGCGCAGGCGCGGCGCTGGTCCTGGGCATCAAGCCTGCGATCATGGCGAGCACAGTGCCAACCGCCGTCTACGGGCGTGGAATGCAGACAGGTCCGGCAGTTTACCTCGGCCGCATCTCCGGCGTGGCAGGCAGCATGGTGCGAGCACATGCGGCACTCGAACCAGGTCGGATCATCGCTGATCCGGGCCGGTGGATGCTGGGCATCGATGGTGCGCTTGGCCTTGTCGAGCAGCCGGGTTGCAGCTTCAGGATCGGCCTCGATTCGCTCGATGTGCAGCGCGTCGGTGTCCTTGCAGACCGCGACGTACATGGCGCGGGTCAGCCGGGTCAGGTGCATGTAGATCAGCATCTGGGCGGTGTGCTGAGGCTTCGAGACAACGACCCCCTTGGCGACAAGGTCGGCGAAGCTCTTGATCGAGTGTGTCTTGAACTCGACGACGTGCCAGGTCTTCGGCGCTTCCAGCAGGCCTAGGGCGACGCCATCAAGCGAGCCGCCGAAGTGTCCGCCATGGGCCTCGACCCGGAACTGGCGGCCGGTTTCGGGATCGACCTCCAGCACCGTGGCACCGGTCGAACGCAGGTTCGCGACGATCCGGACTTCTTCGCGCTGTCCGGTTTCGAACAGGCGAAGCATGCGGCCCGAAAAGCGCGAAGGCGTGACCCAGCGGAAATCGAACCACAGCGCGCGGCCGCAGGACTTGCCTATCAGAGATGCACCGAGGTGTTCGCGGAAGCCGTCCCCTTGGCGGTTTTCATATGCAGCATAGATCGCCGTCAGGGTCGGCGTCGGCGCGGAGGGAAGTTCTGCCATCACAGATCCTCCGCTTCGCTGCGGGCGCGTGCTTCGGCGAGAAAGCCGGCCCAGACTTCGGGATCGTGGCGGGCGCGAAGGATGTCGATCAGCGCGTCCTTGACCTTGTTGCGGCGGTGCCAGCCGCTGCCATCGGCGAGCAGTTCGGCCCGCTCACGGTAAAGGTGGCGCTGCGCAGTACGGGCGCGGTTGAACCACACCGGGTCGATCGGTTTTCCCTGCGTCTGGCGGGTCAGATCGGCGGTCGCGATCTGGGTGCGGATCTTGGCGATGGCGTCGTCGAGTTCGATCAGGCGGCGCTGTTTTTCAGGCAAGCCGGGGGCGTTCGCGGCCACAGGGGCCGCGTTGAGCGGTTCAGTCATGGTCAGTCTCTTTGTCTGGCTGAGGCCGCCGCGATTTCCCGCAGCGGCCTGCAGGGGTCAGCCGTTACGGTTCCAGGGAGCGGCAGCCGGGGCGGCCGGAGGAGTCTGCGAGGCCGTGGGCGCGGCCTGATAGGCAGGTATCACCGGCGCAGTCTTTTCCGGAACGAGGTAGCGGATCGTATTCTTCTCCGAGTAACCGTCCTTGGGCGGCTTCACGCCGACCTGGATCGTCATCGGCACCAGGTGCAGATCGACGCTGTCGTTGACCTGCAGCTTGCCGGTCGCGTGGCAGATGGCCGACAGCGTGCGCTGCGCAATCTCGACCGTCTGCGGGTTCGAGTTTACAAGGTTGAGCTGGTCGAACAACTTGCGGCCCTGGTACTGGCCCTCGATGATGTCGAGCATCAGCCAGAGGAACTGGCCCATGCCGTTGCGGGTGACGCGCATTTCGCTCTCGACGATCTGGGCGCGGTACTTGCCGGCGGGAAGAACATCGTAGCCGGTCGTGGGTTCGATGCCGGTTGCATCGAAGGCGGTGTCAAAACGTGCCATGGTAGAAATCTCCGTCGGATCAGGACTGTTCGGGCTGAGGCATGGCCGCGACGAAGGCTTTCCAATCGAGCGGAAGCGTGTCGGGCAGGCCGTAGCGGTTCTTTGCGAGGAAGGCCGGGCGCTCGGCGGTGTGCAGGACGCGTTCACCGGAGCCGAGCGCACGGGCTACCTTCTTGTTAAAGCCAACGTCCGCCTTCGTGATGGACATGCGGTAGTTGGCAAAAAGCACGACGTCGCAGTGCTCCTGCAGCAGAGCCGCAGCGCGGGCCTGGAGCTTGATGACGTAGCGGTCGTAAGGCTCGTGCTCGGGGCTGTCGAAGCGCTTGATGTCGGTGTGGGCGATCTGGACGACGGCCATGCCGCGTCGGTCACGCAGGGCATTCAGGCGATCGAGATATTCGCGCCAGACCGTAAGTGCCTCGGCATAGCCCTTGCCGAATCCGGGCGCTTCTATCGAAGCCCATCCGTTGCGGCGGCAGGTTTCAGCCCAGACCAGCGGTTCCAGCCAGTCCACGCTATCGATGACAACAGTGCTGTAGGCGTGCTCTTCGTTGAGCAATGCATCGAGCGCCTCGACTACATCGGCGTAGCTGGCGGCGAGCGGGAAGTGCGGGACCTTCAACATCCCGAGACCATCCTCGGTCATGATCACGACGGGGGCGTCGGCTCCGGCTGCGAAGGTAGTCTTCCCGACCCCATGCACGCCGTGCATGAGGATACGGGGCGGGCGCAGCGTGCTGGACGTCTGCAGGGAGGAAAGGGAGATCGCCATCAGTTGGCACTCCCCTTGAGCGCGGACTTCACGGCCGGGTCGATACCGATGGCGCCAGCTTCGCGGGCCATCTTGTAAAGGCGCTTCAGGGCCGAGGCGCGGTTGGAAGCAGCGATGCTTTCCTGGTCGGCAGCGACGATGGCGAAGGCAATGTCATCAACGGTCGCGTCCTCGAGCGGCAGCGGGTCATCGCTTTCGCGGGCCGGGTGCTTCGGGAAGGTGACCGCATCGGGCAAGTCTTCGAGGGCGTAATGGGCTTTGCGCAGACGCGCGATCGGGTTCGGAAACAACATGGCGAGACCTTTCATTCGGGGAAATCGCTGGCCTGGGCATCGACCTCAGGCTCGCTCGAGTAGACGGCCAACAGTGGAGTGCCGTCGGCATGGGTGCCGGCTTCTTCGATGTGATACCGGCGCTGGACCTCGAAGATTTCCGGCAACTCCCAGCGACGGTAGAGGCCTGGGATCCGCTTCAGAGGTTCAGCCGGGATGGCAGTCGTATTGCTCATCAACTGGGACTTCCTGTCTTTGGAGGGACGCTCGGTGCGTCCGAATTTGAAAAGCCAACCACGCGCACCGAGCGGGACAGCGGGGTCAGGATTTTTATTCGCCATGGTCGCGCAGGCGCTTCAGTGCGCGCTGGAACCGCT